ACTAAGTTTAATCATACATTAGATAATAATGGTTCTATGGATGAGTTGTATGAACAAATAGAATCTTTACTATCTGACTATATTATACATCAGGACTGATATCACCCGGCTTCCAAGAAGAATCCTGCTTCTGAAGAATAGCACTGCAATTCAAACAAACTGATCTTAAATTAATTAATTCTGTGTTATTTAAATTTCCATCTATATGATATACCTGTATTTGACTACCATGCTTTGCTCTAAATTTACAAATATCACACGTAGACTTTTTAACATATCCTTTTAAACGCCATCTTGGTGTAGGTGGTTTTACTTTGCGGTTCTTATTAATGCAAACTGCACACCGACTACGGTAATGTGTTTTACCGTCTTTTTTATAGTTGATAGCGGCCGGAAATTGATTACAGGCCTTGCATATAGGGCGTTTCATAGCAGTATTTAGTAGAAAACCTTTGCAAAGGCTCACATAACAGGGTGATTTAGGTCTAATCGTATAAATATTCGTAACAGTTATATACTGAATTATAAACGAGGAAAATATTATGGCATTAGTATCCCCAGGCGTAGAAGTAAGTGTAGTTGACGAAAGTCAATACTTACCAGCCGCAACAAATTCAGTTCCTTATTTGCTTATTGCAACAGCACAAAATAAAGTAAGTGGTACAGGAACAGGAGTAGCGACAGCAACAACTGCCGCAAACGCAAACAACATACAACTAGTGACTAGTCAACGAGAACTAGCATCACTATACGGTAGTCCATTCTTTTATTCAAGTACTAACGGTACTCCATTAAATGGCTACGAACTTAATGAATACGGATTATTAGCCGCTCACTCAGTGTTAGGTGTTTCTAACAGAGCATACGTTCAACGTGTTGACGTTGACTTAGCGGCACTATCAGCAAGACTAACTAGACCAGTTGGTGACGCAGATGATAATTCATACTGGTTAGACACTGCAGAAACTAAATGGGGTTTATTTGAATTTAGTGCAACGACTGGTAAATTTACAAATAAAGTACCAGTAGCAATTACATCAACAGACGACTTAACTGGTGGTGTTCCAAAAGCATCAGTTGGCGCAATTGGTGATTATGCAGTGGTTACAACTAACACAGCAAATCCAGTTTACTATAAAAATAGTGCAGGTGCGTGGGTATTAGTTGGATCAGACGATTGGCAAAATGCTTGGTACTCAGTACAAAGCGGAACAACTAATCCAGTACTAACAGCAGGACATACTATTATTATTAATGGTATAACTGTTACTGCTTCAGGTACAACTGTTACTTCGTTAGCAAGTGATATTAACACTTTATCAATTGCTGGTATTACTGCGGCCGCTGTTGAAGGCAAGCTAGAAATTTATGCAGACTCAGATGTGACTCCAGAAGGATCAGCAGGTGATGGTGCATGGGATATTATAGCAGGCACAGGTACACTACTAACAGATTTAAGTATTACAGCTGGTACAAAATATGCTCCAGAATTTACACAGGCTAAGCATACAAGTTTACCACGTTGGAAATCAACTGACACAACTGCACGTCCAACAGGCTCTTTATGGCAAAAAACTACTTCAGTTAACAATGGTGCTAACATTGTTGTTAAACAGTATGATGAAGCTACAGATGCTTGGACTACAATCACAGTTCCATTATACGCTGATGATGCCACAGCAAATAAAGAACTTGATCCAGCAGGCGGCGGTAGAAATGTTACAGCAGGTGTAGTATACGGATATCTAGATTGGTCTGAAAACTATACAGCTACATTAAAATTACATGTTCGTTCACAAACAGGCGAAACAACAGTAACATCAACAACAGCTAATCCAACAATTACAACAGGTTCAGAATTTACTATCTCAGCTAGTGCGAAAGGTTCGTCAACAATGACAACAGCAGTTACAGCTACAGTTAGTGGTACAACAATTCAAGACTATGCTTCAGCATTTAATACTGCTGGTGTAGCTAACACTGTTGCTTCAGTAACTGATGGATTCTTAACAATTAAGCATACACAAGGTGGTGCTATTGAAATTAAAGATACAACAAATACAGCTACATTAGAAGCGTTTGGTATTTCAGCGTTAGCTGATTTAGGTGCTAACACAAGAGTTAAAGCAGACGGTTCAACAGTTATATTTTCAAACTGGAACTCATTAACATATGAAGCTAAAGCAACTGAACCTACACAGGATCCAGCTAACTTAACATACTGGTATCATTCAGCAGTTGACGAAGTTGACATGCTAGTACATGATGGTTCTAACTGGAAAGGTTACCTAACAGTAACAAATGATGTTAGAGGATTCAATCTTTCTAACACAAATGCTAAAGGTATTCAAGTATCAGCAAGTGCACCAACAACACAGAACGATACTGCTAAAACAGCATTAGCATATGGTGACTTATGGTTAGACTCAAGTGACTTAGAAAACTATCCAATAGTTAAACGTTGGGAAAGTGTTGACGGAACTGATCAATGGGTAACTATTGATAACGCAGATCAAACAACAGAAAACGGTATTTTATTTGCAGACGCTCGTTGGTCAACAGCAGATGTTGATCCAGTAAGTGGAGATATAGCAACTATTACAGCACTAGCATCAAGCAACTATCTAGATGCAGATGCACCGAGTGCGGCACTATATCCAGCAGGTACATTATTGTTTAACACACGACGTTCAGGTTACACAGTTAAACAATATAAAACAGATTACTTTAATGCAACTGACTTTCCAGATGCTAGCTTACCAACAAATAAAGATGCGTGGGTAACTGTGTCAGGTAATAAAGCAGATGGTTCACCTTACATGGGCAGAAAAGCACAACGTCAAGTTGTAGTAGCGGCTATGAAAGCAGGCATTGATACAAACACAGCAATACGTGAAGAACAAAGAGAGTTTAACTTATTAGCGGCTCCAGGTTATCCAGAGTTAATTCAAAATATGGTAGCACTTAACAATGACAGAAACAACACTGGTTTTGTTATTGGTGATACACCATTTAGATTATCAGATAACTCAACAACATTACAAAACTGGGCAAGCGATGCAGGTGGTGAAGGTACAGACGGTGAAGATGGACTAGTAACAAATGATCCATATGCGTCAGTATTTTATCCGTCAGCTAGAGCAAATGACTTAACAGGCACAGCAGTAGTTGTTCCAGCATCACATGCGATATTAAGAACAATTATTAGAAACGACGAGCAAGGTTATCCATGGTTAGCTCCAGCAGGTAACAGACGTGGTTTAATTGACAATGTTACAGCATTAGGTTATGTTACAGCAACTGGTGAGTTTGAACAAGTTGCAAACAGAGAATCAGTACGTGACACTCTATATGAAAACAATGTTAACCCACTAACTTTTGTTCCAGGTAGCGGCTTAACTAACTACGGTAACAAAACTGTTGCAGGTGCTACATCAGCACTAGACAGAATTAACGTAGCTAGATTAGTTGCATACTTACGTGGTAAATTAGAAGCAACTGGTAAAGCATTTATGTTTGAACCAAATGATACAATTACACGTAACGAAGTTAAGAATGCAGTAGAACAGTTATTAAACGATATTACTGCTAAACGTGGTATTTACGATTACCTAGTTGTTTGTGACGAAACAAACAACACTCCAGCAAGAATTGATAGAAATGAACTTTATATTGATATTGCTATTGAACCAACTAAAGCAGTTGAGTTCATTTACATTCCAGTAAGAATTAAAAACACTGGAGAAATTGAAGCAGGTAATTTATAAAAGTATAAGTAATTATATACGCAGATAATGGTTCTTCGGAGCCATTTTTTGTGACTGCAGAGTGATAAATACTTGCATAACAAGAAGGAGATATACAAATGGCGGTTTCATCATTAACAAAAATGACTGTACCTTTAGCGAGCGATCAGAGTGCATCAACGCAAGGCTTATTGATGCCAAAACTCAAGTACCGCTTTAGAGCAGTATTTGAAAACTTAGGTGTTTCAACACCAAGAACAGAATTAACAAAACAAGTAATGGACTTTACTAGACCATCAGTTTCGTTTGAAGATATTACAATTGATCTTTATAACTCAAAAATGAGAATGGCAGGTAAACATACATGGGACGACGTAACAGTAAACTTCCGTGATGATGCAGGCGGCAACGTTGCAAAATTAATGGGCGAACAGTTACAGAAACAATTTGACTTTATGGAACAATCATCTGCTTCAGCAGGTATTGACTATAAATTTATTACACGTTGCGAAGTATTAGACGGTGGTAACGGTGCTAATGAACCAGTTGTTTTAGAAACATGGGAACTATATGGTTGTTACTTGACTTCAGTTAACTATAACGACTTAACATATACAGATTCAGCTCCAGCAACTGTAACAGCATCGATTAGATTTGATAATGCTATACAAACACCAATTGGTGACGGTGTAGGCACAGAAGTTGGTAGAGCACTAGGCACAGTAGTAACAGGTTAATAGACTATGGCAGGCTTCTTCGACAATGTTTTGAAGGGGTTCTTGGGTGGTGATTATCTAAAAGACTACAGGCACGCCAGCAAAACTTTTACATCTGCTGGATATGCCCTTGCACCTAGGTTAAAATACCTTTTCCATGTGTATTTCAATGTTAATACAACTGAGATACCTGGACTAACGAAACTCTTCGGCGCAAGAGATAGTTCGCGTGTCAGTGTGTTGACTAAATCTATTCAACTACCAAACTATACGTTTGATATTGAAACGATGAATCAATACAATAGAAAGCGTAACATCCAAACTAAAATTAACTACGAACCAGTACAAGTTGACTTCCATGATGATTCAAGTGATATTGTAAGATCATTATGGTTTGCATACTACAACTATTTCTATAAAGATCCTGCTCAAGCCTACGGCGGAAATCAATCAACACAATCAACTAATCTATTATCAGGTACAGGCATTGGTGACTTTGTTAACGGTATACTTCCAATAAATACCGACGATATATTTGGTGGTATTCAAGGACCAGCAAGTCGCGGTAACCAAGCAGATCAAAATGCTAGAGATATATATGCTCCAGATAAAATAGGTAACGATTGGGGATATATAGGCGAAGGTGTTGGTGGAGCAATTGACAAGCCTCAGTTCTTTAGAGATATTACAATATATGGATTTAATCAACATAGCTTTGTTTCTTACACATTAGTTAATCCAATTATTACAGACTTTAGACACGACACTTATGATTATTCAGCAGGTGGCGATTCGATGTCAAACTCAATGACTATCAAATTTGAATCAGTAAAATATGGTAGTGGTGCTATTGGAAAAAGTCAAGTACCAGGATTCAATAGTTCAGAACACTATGATACAGTGCCAAGTTCACTAAGCCGTCCAGGGACCACTAACTCCTTCTTTGGTCAGGGCGGAATATTAGATGCTGGTGTAGGTGCATTTGAAGATTTATCACAAGGTAATTTATTGGGTGCAGTAATTAAAGGTGGTTCTGCTGTTTATAATTACAGTAAGATAGATGATCCAAATGATACATTTAAAGAAGAGATTAATGCTGAAGCTTCAAAAGAAATTAGAAAAGTAACAGGCAATCCAGCAACATCGGCAACAGTATTTCCTAGTCCTAGTACAAAAAAAGCTAAAACAAGAGCTCAAGTAATTGAAGAAAGTAGAGGGTCATTAGCACCATTGGCACAAAATGAGACACGTGTAAGAAATTCTGGAGCTACAAGTAACGGACAAAATGTTGGTGTTGCTGGTATTGGTGCTGTCAGTGTCGAAGCTGAATCAATTACATCTCAAGAAGAAATATTTAATCCGCCAGGGTGGCCTGTAGGAACTGTTTTAGAAAGAAGAACAACTCTTGAAGATGTTAGTTATGCTGGAGGAGTAGTGGTTGGTGCGGTAGCTGATAGCAATACAGCAGGAGGTGCTGGAGTCTCTGCACAAACTGCAACTATAGGAAGAATGATAGTAACAGACGTTTATAGAAGACCTGATGGATCAGTATATAACTCAACTCCAGAAATTAGTACAGATATTACAAAGAGTAATGCAGAAGTTGTAGCTTTTGCAAATAGGAGCGGTGCCGAAATTAAACCAAAAATAGAAAAACCGTTGTCAGATTCTGGACTACGAACATCGCCAGCACCGGTAGATAATCTAACCAGTAGTACAATTAGGGTTAAATAGAAGTATGAGTACAGTTAATGTTAAAAAATCAGACACTGATGCATCTATAATAATCTTT